GTGTAGAGTTCAATAAGGCGTTAAATATAAATAGTAATAAATCAGAATAATATGGAAGAAATTAGATTGACGGGAAGCGAAGCCGAAGAGTTTCGCCGTTACAGAGAGGAAAAAGAGCGTAAAGCTATGCGGGAACAGAACCGCGACGCTTACAAGCAATTGGTCGATGAGACTATCAGAGAGGTGTTCCCGACGTTACAAGAGGTGAGTAAGAGCTTGGCGAGGAGTAAACAAAGCGTATACGAACGCTTTGCCGATGCATTGAAACTGAAGGAAGAGATATTCAATACGAAAGCCGACCAGCGTAGCAACACGTTTAGCTCTTCGGACGGAATGTACCGAATTACACTCGGCAACCACCAAACCGACGACTACGACGACACGGTGAACGAAGGTATAGCAAAAGTAAAAGAGGTGATATCGTCGTTTGCTAATGACGACAACAGCCGTCTATTGGTGGAAGCGGTAATGAAGCTTCTGAGCCGCGACGCAAAAGGCAACCTCAAGGCGAGCCGCGTGATGCAGTTGCGTAAGCTCGCCGCCGAAAGCGGCAACGCCGAACTGATAGACGGAGTCGAAATCATCGAAAAGGCATACCGCCCGCAGGTGAGCAAAACGTTTGTTCGTGCCGAATACAAAGACGACAATGGCAAATGGGTTAGTGTACCTTTGGGCATGACAGAAGCGTGAAATCGAATTACAAATTATCAATTACGAATTACGATGAAAAAAGACAAAAGGATATTTGATGTGCTTGAGTCCGCCAAAAGGGCACAAGACGAATACGAGCTAAATTTAGCAAAACGAGCTTTGAAAGCATTGTTTCCAAGTGAGATACTTGACATAAAAAAAATAACGATGGACTCTACCGACAAAAATGAGTGCCCTGGATGCACTTTTACTTTAAAGTATGATGGAAAAGTGCTGTTTAGAAGAGAATATTACGGCGGATTCTCGTTTAGGTACGAGTCTCCTGTCTTTGGCGATGTTTTGAATTAGATTAAATTTTTAGGAGGCATACCCTTAATGGTTGATGGAGGTGCCCGACAAATAACCATTCGGTTCTAATAACGAGAGATTAGACGTGCTCGCCCACGGCAATGTTAAGAGGCTGCAATCGTGTGCAGCGTGGGCTTTTTAAACGATTATAAAACAGTATTTCATTGTGTTGTGAATTGCTTTAAAAAATTTGTATGTTTTGTTTTTAGCGGAGGAGGGGCAGGAGAGGCCTGTCTCTCTTTTTGAAAAAAGAGAAAAGAAAATGAACGATAATGTCAAAAGAAGGTCGGAGATAGTGCGGCAGCTTGTAGCAGACAACTACGAGGCAGGCAGGCAAGACAGGTGTAAACGCTGGGTCTACCGCCATATCGTGCGTAAGAGCTACCCGATGAGCGAACGCACTTTTTGGCGTTATCTGAGGGATGACAACAATAGTAAACAGGTTGACCCTCGTCAAATGCTTATAGACTTTGGCGATGATGATTGAATGTTGATTTTTCTGCTATATAGTAAGCATGGAGAGCTGTTTTGTTGTGAAACAAGGCCGCTCTTATTTTTTTATGCCATTATGGCATAAGTTTTTGGTAGGGGTATATGGCGATAGTACTTTTGCCGAAAAATTCAAAGATATCAATGGCGTACAAGAAAATAGAAAAAGAGTTCTGCCTGTCGGACGACAGTGTAAACGTGTATGGCTACCGTCTATTGACAAGCGGTCTTATGCTCGAAAGATTTAAGCCGGCAATAGGCTTCCTGATGCACGACCGCGAGTCGGGTATTGCAGTAAAATGGGAGGACATACGTACGGAAGGCGGAAAGGTCTTTGCCAAGCCTGTGGTCAACACCACAAAGTTTCCAAATCTCTATCAAGAGATAGAGGACGGCTTCTACGCCGCTGCCTCTGTGGGTCACATCGTGGCGGTAGAACTTACCGACGACCCGAAATACAAACTCGACGGACAGACGGGACCGACTGTAACAAAGTGGTTCCCCCGTGAATGCTCTATCGTAGATATACCGGGCAATTACAACGCCATTGCCAAGCTCTACGACGATAAAGATAACGTACTTAGAGATTTGAGCGACAATTTTTCATTAAAACATAAAGATAATATGGAAGAAAAAGTATTTAAAGTAGCGGATTTGAGGCTGCCCGGCACGACTGCCGACCTCAGCATAGACCAAATCAACACTAAAATTGGAGACCTTGCGGCAAGAGCCGAAAAGGCTGACAAATTGGAAAAAGAGCTTGCCGACCTCAAAGCGGCAGGCAATAAGAAAGAGGTGGATGCTATCCTCGAAAAAGGAATGGCAGACAAGAAGTTGACGAAAGAACTTGCCGACAAACTCGGCAAAGACTACGAAGGCAATCCTTCCGGATTGAAAATGCTTGTAGATGCAATGCAGCCACAGACTACGCTAACAGACAAACTCGGCGATGCCAAAGTACCCGCACAGTATGAAGGCAAGACCTGGCAAGACCTCTATTGTAGTGGTGAGCTGGAGGTTATAAAAACTAAATACCCTGAGTATTATGAACAACTCAAGCAGAATAGATGAACATGTGACAGCCGGCTACGATAGCAGCTATTGCTTCGATGGTGGTAGTGGCATTGTAGACAGAAGCGTGTCGGAGATGAACGATTTGTATAACAAATAAAAAGATAAAAAATTATGGCAATTAATCCAGGTGCAATAAGCGCCATTCCTGTAGAAGTTTTCGCATCTTATATTGTCGAAAAACTTCGCAAAGAGAACCCTCACTTTGAGGCGGCTATCGACGAGAGTGCGTTCGTGCTCGGCGGCTCGGTGGTACACATACCGCAGGCAGGTAACTCTCCTGCAGTGGTAAAAAATCGTAAGACATTCCCCGCCGTTGTGGTGCAGCGCGGAGACAGTTTTGTTACCTATACGCTCGATGTCTATTCGACAGATCCGACGCACATTTCGTGGCACGAGGCAAACGAAATCAGCTACGACAAGACCGATAGCGTTTTGGGCGACCATGTAGCAACTTTGATAGAGGCTGTCGGCGATAACCTGCCGTATACTTGGGTAAAGGGGCTTAAGTATAACGGTACGGCATTCGTAGCCGACGAGATACCGGCTTCGGCAAAGATAACAACGACAGGAGCTGCTACTGCTGTCAATCCTACCGACGGGCAGACAGGTAACCGTAAGGCGTTTACTTACAAAGAGCTCCAAACATCTCAAGCTAAGATGAACAAAGACGGTGTGCCGAAAAAAGACCGTTACGCCATGCTCGAGTCGTATATGTATCAGCAGTTCTTGGACAGCCTCTCGACGAACCAGATGGCAGCGTTCCAGGCGGCAGCCGACCTGTCGAAAGGCATTTGCGGCGAGTTCGCTGGCTTCAAAATAATGGAGCGTTCCACTGTGTTGGCATTTAGCCAGGCAGGAGTATTGAACGTACCCGGCGCGGCACTGCAAGCAACCGACAACCTTGCCTCACTCTGTTGGCAGAAAAACAGCGTTGCAAAGGCAAAAGGCGACATCAAACCATTTCAAAATGTCGATGATGCAACGTACTACGGCGACATTCTGTCAGCTCTCGTTAAGATGGGCGGACGTTGTCGCAGAGCCGACTGGAAAGGCATAATAGCTATCGTTCAGGGGGCTTAACCTTCGATGAGGGGGTATATTTACCCTCTCATTGTTTTAAAAACAATGTTTAAATAGTAATTAATAACCAATTAGAAGATAGAAAGATGAAAGGATTTTTTGGAAAATTGTTTCTTTGCCTGCTCTTATTGAGTGGCATAGCTGTTGCCTCATATTCGGCAACAAGCGATGAGGTTGCCGTTGTTCAGACGGCCGGTGTAACAGGTATTGCTCTTGCAGCTGTTGTAGCTCCTTTAGGCGATGTCGACAAGACACAGCTGAAAGACTACTTCGAGAGGTATCCAAATTCAATGGAGGTGTATGTGAACGGCGGTGTGCTGTTTCATGACAGAGGTGCAGCCGATAGCTATGGGCAAGGCGAAACAAGAATGTATACCCGAGCGGATATTTGCAGCAAAGAGGATAATATACCATCGAGTTTACCACCGATAGCGGAGGTAGATATAAACGCACTGTCGTACGAGCAACTGAAGTATTATGTGGTAAAACTCGAACTGCCGACGGCGGGCAGCAAGAAGGCAGACCTAATAGATGCTTTGACCGCGTATAAAGATAACTTAAAACAAGAACAGTAAGTGTTATGGCATTTCCCGGGATAAAAATCGAAGTAACCAATGGCAATCTGCAACAGGCAATAGGAGTATCCGACGGTACTCCATGCCTGGCTGCAACTGCCACACAAGCAGGCAATATCAACGTATTGCAGCGGGTGTATAACCTGCAAGAAGCCGAACAAAAAGGTTACACAGAAGCGAAAGAACCCTTTATATGGGGTTTGATAAAGGAGTTTTATCAAGAACTCGGAGGCAACAAGCTGCTTTATGTGTACGGTACCGCCGAGACGGCTACGATGGCAGACGTGCTTAATACCACCAAAGCGGACAGTGTGAAAAAGGCTCTTACAGAAAGTAGTGGTGAGATAAGCCTCATTGCGGTAGCACGCAAACCGGCTTCCGGCTATAATGCCGGCACAGGATTTTTGGACACCGATGTAGCAGCGGCAGTAACAATATCTAAAACTTTGGCACAGGCACAGCAAGCGGCTAATATTCCGATACGTATATTTATCGAGGGTCGAGTGGCAAATGCTACCGCCAACAACACGTATCAGCCTAAACAACAGACCAACGGATATGCTGCCGTGGTGCTTGGAGGCACAAAAAAAGATGGCTCGGCAGCAGTTGGTTTGTGTTTGGCTCGTGCGGTCAAATACCCTGCTCACGTAAAGCTCGGTAACGGACAAAACGGTTCTTTGAGTGTTGCTCAGCTTTATGTCGGTGACGTACCATTCGAGAAAAGAAACGATATGGAGGCGCTCCACGATGCGGGCTTCCTGACGTTCCATAGCCGTCCCGGTACAGGAGGCTACTACTTCGGAGTGGACAATATGTGTGCCGTGGACGACTATCGTATCCTTGCCCATGGTAGGGTGATGGATAAGGCACAACGTGTAGTTGCTATTGCCTATCTTCCGTATCTTGAAAATTCTGTGCCTGTAAAAGATTTTGAAACGGTCAAAACAAATTACGAAAAGATACTCGAAACGGCATTGCGGACAGCGATGGGCGGACAGATGTCCGACGTTAAGGTGTCTATATCGGCAGACCAGGATATCGTGAATACTTCGACGCTCAATGTAGGCGTACAGGTATTGCCCCTTGGGTATCTGACGTGGATTAACGTAAAAATGGGCTTGACGGCTAAGATTGTATAACCTTTTAATAGCATAATAATGGCAAACTTAAATATAACGAGTAGTGAGTTCGGGTGGAGCGATACGCAAGTCGCTCTTCTTGGCAGGGTGATAAAAGGTATTACCGGCTGGGAGTTTAAGAAGTCGCAGGAGAAAGAGCCGATGTATGGAGCGGGTGCAGAGCCTCTCGACATATCGTCGGAAAATATAAAGTATGAAGGTAGCATCAAGCTCTGGGGCTTCGAGCTCGACGCAATGAATACGGCGGCACGTGCTGCAGGCTATGAGGATATATTGGAACTGCCCCACGAGGCTGTTACAATAGTGGTACAGGGCAAGCGTCATCTGACCGACCGCCCGACAGTGATAACGGCAACGGGAGTGGCGTTTACCGAAGTGGCACACGCACTCGAACAGAACGCAAAGAACAGGGAGTACACGCTACCATTTGTGTGCATGAATATTTCAACTGTAACACTGTAATTTTATGAGTAAAAAGAAAGAAAATGACGGAAACATCGAACATATTTTGAATGTTCGTTTTGGGGAGGAGAAGGTAGAGGCGTGGAGGCGTCAGTTTGCCCCTCGCAAGCTCACGGTGCTCGTAGTAGAGGACAAAGTCGCCGTATTGCGACCCGTTACGGCGGCAGCAATGTCGTCGTATGCTATGGCGTTCGCTCAGGGCGGTGGAATGGACATCGCTACCAGACGTCTGCTTGAGGAGCTGTGGATAGATGGCGACGAGTGTATGCGTTCTGACGAGGAGTATATCATACCTCTGATGTTACAGATTGACAACGCATTTGCTTTAAAAAAAAGTGCCTGCTACAACGTGTAGAGGAGGGCTTTAAGAGCGGTAATGGTGACTTTGAGTATGTTACTACTTTCGGGCTATTGATGTTTGGGGCAGGAGCCACCGAGTGGGACGAGGAAATATTTTACTACCGTACCGGCATAGCCCTTAAAATGTATAACGACGGATTGTTTAGAGCAAAAATTTAGAAGATATGGAGAGTGCCTTTTCTAAAATATACCTTGCACTACAAGATAGGATAACGGAGGAGTGTAAAGACATCAAGTGGGTGGAGCAGGATTTCGGTCAGGACAACCACAAGGAAAGACCGAATGTTGCTTTTCCTGCAGTGCTTATCGATTTCACTGACGCAAAATACGATGAGCTGGGTAATGGTGGGCAGACCTGTATGCTCACGGTGAAAATAAGGCTGCTTTTTGCCACTTTTTCTCAAAGCTATAATGTTGCACCCGACGAAGTAAGAGAAAAGGCACTCGAATATTTTGAAGTGGAAAAAAGGCTCGTCGATGCCCTGCACTGTTGGCAGCCGCAGGACAACGTTACGGGAGAACCGCTTACACGTCCGCTCATCAGGACAAGTGCAACAAGTGATAACAGGGGCGACAACGGACTTCGTATCCGTGAGTTAGAGTTTACAACTGAATTCGAGGAGTTTTAATATGGCAATACGTAACATAACAGATAAGATAATAGTACACTGCACCGCTACGCCCGAGGGCAGAGAGGTAACGGTTCAGGAGATTGACCGTTGGCACCGCAAGGCAGGATACAACGGAATTGGCTACCATTACATAGTACACCTTGACGGCAAAGTCGAAAAAGGCAGAGACGAACGGCAGATAGGTGCTCATACGGTAGGGCAGAACCATTGCTCGGTAGGTGTATGCTATGTGGGTGGGTGTGATGCTAATATGAAGCCGAAAGACACCCGCACGGCGGCACAGAAGGCAGCTTTATTGAAGCTACTTAAAGAGCTGAAGCAACGTTACCCCGTCGCTAAAATTTACGGACATAGGGACTTCGCCCGCAAGGCTTGTCCGTCATTCGATGCAAAAGAAGAATACAAGAATATATAACTATGGGAACAATCGAGATAATAAGCCTTGTTTTAAACGTCCTGTTCGGCGGGGGGCTGTGGCTATCGCTCGTCCAGATAAAGCAAATAAAGGAGCAAAAGGACGAGGAGATACGTCGCCTGAAGGTGGATACTAAACAGGTGGCGGTCGATACCGAACGAACAGAGATACAAAACATTGAAAACCTCGCTCGTATGTGGCGTGAGCAAGCCGAGTTACTCGAACGTAAACTCGACACGATGCAAACGAAGATAGACAAACTCGAAAACGACTTACTTAAAATGAATAAATTGAATAACAAAATATACAAGCTGCTGGACAAAGTCTCTCGTGAGAACTGGGAACAACTCGTCGAGCAGGTGAAAGAAGAACTTAAACCGAACTTAAACAACAATTAAACTATATGGATAGGATAATATTCGACAACGTACAACACGGCTTCCCTGCCAACGAGAAGTTTATGCAGATGGTCGACAAAAACAGGCTCGCAATATTGGATGTTTGTACCGGTCTCTTAGGTAGTAATCCTGCTATCATAAAAGGAGTAAATATTTCCTCACGAAATATAGGCGGGCAGCAGAAAGTATCTGTATCAGCAGGTCTTATTTGGACAGGTAGTGATTTGCTAAGCGTCAAAGCGAACGAACTTTTTCCTGCAAACGTGATGGAAAACATATACATAAAACCCGTAACAACAGTGGAAAAAGGCACTTTTCTTGATGGGGTACAACGAGATGCCTACTCGCATAGCGAGGGTATTGTTGTTCAACAAGGCACTCCACTACCTAACGGAATAAAGCTATATGGACTTCGTAGGACAGATACCCCACAATATGTCCGTTCAAAAATACGTATACATACTTTGGGCCCGGATAATAGTCTCGCAAAAGGTATTTTGCGACAAACGGTTTTCTCTGATGGGGTAGTCAATATATGTGGCTCAATCGTTGTAGCGGTTTCTGCTACAAGCACCATTATTTCTACCGCGGGTATCAAAGTGGCACAAATATCTGTTCGTAATGCAGATATGTTATTTCAGCAAATAGATGCAAGCGAGTCGCTGGTATATCCCATGGCAATAACTGTCGATAAAGGGATATCTGAAGAAGATTCCATAGGGGGTAGGAAGAACTCGCTGATTCACTTCCTAAAAATGACAAAAGATGGTAGCTTGTACGTTTATATTCCTACGGACAAACTGTCAGTTCCACATCCACCTACTTCGGCGACCTACTATGTTTCTGTAGACTTTAATTTCAATAGTGAGATATGACAACGGCAGAGTGGAAAAGAAAGATAACCGGTGAATGGATGTCTCTTGCTGCAACGCGAAAGGCATACCCCGACATTAACCCGACTAAAGAGTTTGACGAGCAGTTCTCGATACTCTCTGTTGAGAGCCTCCTTTTTTACGCTATGGCGTATTGTATGATGGTACTTGAAAAAATCTTCAATGATAGGACGGCGGAACTGGAGGCAAAATTTACCTCATTGCGTCCGCATACTATCGGTTGGTACGTAGCAAAAATAAAGGCATTCCAATATAACGTTACCCTACCGATAGATACGGATGTGTATCCTACTATCAACGAGGAGAAGCAGATAGTAAAATACTGCTCGGTAACCACTACTCGTGGGGTGTTGAATATCAAAATAGCCGGTGCGGATAGTTCGGGACGTCCCGTAAGACTTAGTGACAGTTCGTCGGAGTATCCTATGGTATTGAAGAAGATAACCGCGTATATTAATAGGGTTAAAGATGCAGGAGTTCACTTTGTCTTGTCTTCTGGCGAAGCCGATAAGTTTAGCTGCCAGCTGTTGGTACACTACGACCCTTTACATAACGTTACCATACAGACGATAAAAGAGAATATAAAAAGGTACTTATCGTCGATGCCATTCGACGGCGTATACTCCAATATGGCTCTTGTAGATACCTTGCAGGCAGTCGAAGGCATCAAGGTAGCCGAAGTAATATCTTCGGAGGCGAGCTATGGCAGCAACCCTCCCGTAAATATAGTATCGCTATATCGCCCCGATGCCGGCTATATGGAGCTCGACGACGCTAAAACACAAATAACACTTGAGCCTTACATCTAATTATGGCACGTAAGAAAAACAATAATACAGGCGTAAAAAAAGATACCGCTCCCGCCATCGTAGTGCAGGATATGACCCTTGTCAGCCCCGACCGCAATACGGCTGATGTCGGTAAGCTCAAGGCTGCTATCCAGAGAGCAGAGAGCATTACCCTGCCTAAACGTGTGCAGCTGTACGATATCTACAACCATATCACCACCATCGACGGACACCTTAGCGGTATCATAGAGAAACGTGTCGCCGCTGTTCAAAACAAGTCGCTTTACTACAAGGATAAGAAGGGTAGACGAGTAGACGCTTTCGATACATTGATATCTTCTCAGAGGTTTAACGACCTCATAAAGCTAATAGTGGACAGCAAATTATGGGGTATCAGTGGTATGGAGTTTATGGTCGGTAGCCGGTTCGACTTCGAAGAGGTGCCACGTAAACATATAATCCCCGAAAGGAATATAATAGTACAGTCTCAGTACGCCAACGAGGGCACAGACATCGACGACTTACCGTTCGTCTGGACAGTCGGCAAAAAAAGAGACCTGGGCAAGCTACTGACTTGTGCCATGTACTCGCTTTACAAGATTAACGGCTTCGGTGATTTTGCTCAGTTTGTGGAGATATTCGGGCAGCCGGTACGTATCATCTATTACGATGCCTACGACACGAAAACAAAGGAGCAGCTATCGACATTGCTCAAATCGTCAGGCTCGTCGTTGGCGATGATGATTCCAAAGCAAGCTCAGTTCCAAATGCTCGACGGCAAGACCGCCAACAGCAATGGCGACCTACAAATTAACTTTATCCGTGCCTGCAACGACGAGATGTCCATCGCCGTGCTTGGCAATACCGAGACCACCGCCGCAAGCCGTTCGAGCGGCTATGCCCAGGCGAAAGTGCAGAGCGAGCAACAGTTCGAGATAACAAAGTCTGACCTCGCGTTTGTGCAAAATACACTCAACGATGCGAAATTTCTACGGATACTGCAGAGCTATGGCTATCCCGTTACGGAAGGAGGTGGCTTTGAGTTCGAGCAGGAGGTAGATATTGAGAAGCTCAAGGCACGGCTCGACATCGACCGCGAGGTGTCGCTAAAAGTGCCTCTGTCTGATGACTATTGGTACGATACCTATGGATTACCAAAACCCGACAATTACGACGAACTCATCGCCAAACGTGAAGAGGAGCGTCGAGCTATGCTCGCTCTTGCCCAAAAGGCGGAAGAAAGCAAGGAGAGTAAGGACGACAACGATGCCGACAAAAAAGACAAAGGCAAGAACCTCTTCGTCAATCTTTATGATTTTTTCGTAAAAGCCCCGCCGACGGCGAGCGGGGCAGACCCCGATACAGACTTTTAATCGACGACCTCTACTACGGCGAGCCTTGTCCCTGTTGCTCGCTGGCAGACGATAGCCCATCGCACGGCATCACGTTCAGCTCGGAGGTGATTGCCGATGCTTTGGCAAGTATCTACGAAAAACGCTATAATCCGCTCACGGAGCTCGACAGAGGACTATTTAGAGAGACTCTGCGTCATATTAACGCCGCAGTAGGCGAAGGTTTCGTAAAGGCTCACTTCGACCCTACGAGCGAGTTTGCCCGACAGATACGGAGTAATAACGAGATATGGAGTGCATTTAAAGTACACCGTATGCAGCAAGACATCGCAAGCAAAATGCTCGACCGAGACGGCAATCTGAAACCATTCTCCAAGTTTGCCCAAGATGTGCAGTCTATTACCGACCACCAGTGTAAGCAATGGCTGCGTACCGAGTACGATACCGCGGTACTGCGGGCACACCTTGCCGCCGAGTATAAGCAGTTCGAGGCGGAGAAAGACGTATATCCCAATATCGAGTGGATACCGACTACATCGCATACACCTGGCGAGGATCACCGCCCGTTCTGGGGCGTGGTGCGTCCTGTAGGCGACAGTTTTTGGAGCAAACACCACCCCGGCGACCGGTGGAACTGCAAATGCGGATGGGAGCAGACCGATCGTACGCCGACAAGCGTGCCGACGCTACCCGACCCAATAGTAAAGAAAAGCACGCCACATACAGGACTCGACAACAACCCCGCTCTCGACGGACAGATATTCGGCGACAGTCATCCGTACTTCCCCAAGAGCTGTGCTACCTGCCCGCTAAACAAAGGACTCATCAAAAGAAAGGGAAAAGACTGTTACGCCTGCTCCCACGCCGCCGAGCTACTCAGCACTGCCGACGACTTCAAAAAGGTAAAAGAGTTCAAGAACGGCGGAGCGTACTTCGAACACGAACAGGTAGACAGGCAGAGCGGCGACTACAAGATGATAAAGCGTGTCGGGGTGGAATTTGCACGTATGGGTATGATAGCCAAAGCTACACCAAAGCTACACTTTAAAGATCCTGAGTATAAAGTAATATACGGCTCGCTAATAGGCACCAAGTATGAGCGTAAGTGTCCCGACCTATTCGTCGACGGTCATTTTTATGAACTGGAAAGTTTTTCGGGAAAGTGGGCTAAGATAAAGTTAAAACACATGTTGTCTAATGGTTTAAAACAGTCCGACCGAATAGTAATAAATAACACCAAAGGAGGCTCGGATAGGATTATAAGAAAGCTTATAAAAGCTCGAGAGAATATTAGTGCTCGTATCTCAGAAGTGTGGTTATACGAAAAAGGGAAGTTAAGACTGTTCTATAAAACTACAGGAGGCTAAAAGCCTCCTGCGATACAACGTGCCGTAGCACATGCTAAAAACCATAACGGTTTCTGAGTGCAAAGGTAATACTTATTTTTTAAACACCAAATATTTTGGCATAAAAAATTTCTCAGGTTATGTTTGTGATGACGTCAGATATTAGAATAGAGATGAAAGACGGCAGGACAGCACAAGTAAAGCCGGCGGCAGTTCGGTGGAAGAGCGACGCAAAGCAACTGTTCGAGACTTGTGTTATAGAACTGCCATTATATCCTTATTTAAAGAGTAATACTGAGGCAACCGATATCTATTCTGGAGAGAAGGAGTGTGCCTTTGCCGTTGGTGGTAAAGTAAACGTAAAGGTAGGCTATGACGGAGAAAACAACGAGGTGTTCGATGGCTTTGTGGCTGCTATCAACTACGGCGAACGCCTCGAACTTACCTGTGAGGGCTGGGCTTATTTGCTCAAGGACACAATCTTTACTAAGTCGTACCGAACAGTTGAATTAAAGAAGCTACTTGCCGACTTAACAGAGGGCACAGGCATAGAGCTATCCGCCGCAATACCCGGCTTGAAGATAAAGAATGCTACTTTCAATAATATAAAGGGTATCGATGTGTTGGAATGGCTGAAAAAGGAGCTGCTCTGTTCGGTGGTCTTTCGAGGTAGAAACTTATATGCCGGTGCATCGCTATTCGGGGAGCAAATGCCGCATCAAAAGCTACGTCTCGGTTGGAACGTCGTCAAAGACGATAATTTCAAAAAGCAACCCACAAAAGCCGACATCCAAATCAATATAGTAGCAAAGGACTCGAAAGGCAAGAGTTGCTGTGCCGTAAAGCCCGACAAACGCTTTAAGTCGATAAAGACGGTAAGGGTAAAGCCCGGTCTCGATGCCGGCTATCTAAAAAAAGTTGTTGCTCGCTTGCAACACGAGGCAAACACGGAGGGACGGCAAGAGGGTAAGCTGACGTGCTTCCTTGTACCTCACTTCATTATAGGTATGGTAGCAGAGGTCTCGGACTCTCGCTACCCGGAGCGTAATGGTAGCTACTTTGTACAGGCAATAGAAGGTTCTTTTACTACAAGCGGTGGCAGGCAGATATTGTCCCTTAAATCTTATGACCGATGAAACAAAAAAGCCCCGAAAAGAGGGGCTTTTTAATTGGTATTAAAATCTATTTAAGCACTATTTAATAATGTGCCGATATTTCTATGTTGGAGTCCTTTATCCGAAGGCTTTCGATGGTCAATCCCTCACGCCTGAATTCGCCTCTGATTTCGGCAATAAGGCGTTGCGGATTGCCCTCCTCGAGAAAGTTGCTTATACCTACGCCTTTTAGGGGGGCTTCTTTGATTTCCCCTTTGTTTATAGAGAGCAACAGCCTTTGGTTTTGCTCAGTAATGTCGCCCATTGCAATTCTACCATCACCGCCAAAGATGACCGTATTGTTCGTGTCTAATAAAATGCCTCTTGTTATCATAGCCCTTAAAAATGATTTTTTCGTTTAGTATTTGACGACCAAGAGACGCCGTCGCCGCTTTCGTCTTTGAGGGTGTTGGGGTCGTCTGGTTTATAGGGAAGGTCTGGGGCGACGTTGCCTTTTTGCAACTCTTTTAGCCACTCGAGGGCATCTTGATAGTCGAGACGAAACAGTTCGAGGTCGACGTTGGGTGTTGCCAGACGTACCAGGTAGTACGAGGCTATTATCTTGATAACCTTTTTTATGAGCTCAAGCGATGCCCCTTTGTACGTCGGCTTTTTGTCGGCTGTGCCAAATATGGCACCGCAGTCATACTTGCTCATATATGAGCGTGTGAGGCTTTCGGCGGCGAGTATTTGCAGTTCCGCCGCTTGAGTGTTGTCGCGTGTGATTGCCTTTATTATCTCCGGATAAAGGCTCGTCATCGAAAGTTCTTCTACTGTTACTAACATTATGTGCTATCTTTTGACTGCAAAAGTATCCACCCTCGCCTAAAACATAAAATATATATGACAGAGTGGCAGAACTTTTTGTTGGAGTAGTGTTTCGGAAGTAGTTTTGCGTTGTTTTTAGCTTTTTACTTTATGAGAAAAATATATTTTACAATTAACGTTTTTGCCGTAATACTACTGTTATACGGCTGTGTACCTACAAAAAACACAGTTAAGACACAGACAGAGGCACAAGTGGATTATTTGGTAATAAACAACGAACTGCGTACTCAACGCACAAAACTTGATGCGGTAACAGAGGCAATTAGTAGTACAAAAGAGTTGCTTGGCGAATGGCTAAGCGAAAGTACCAACTACAGCGAGCAACGCTACGATAGTCTCGGGCGTCTTATTAGCAGTATAGAACGGACTACCACCCGCAACGGTGGCAAAGAGGTAGCCAAGCAGGGTGATACATACATATATCAGGGTATTACCATACAACAAATAGATAGTATTGTCTCTGAGCAGATGAAACTGCTTAAATCGGAAATGGCGGCAACGTCGAAGACGATGGAAAAGAGAGGTCTTGCTTGGTGGCAGAGCTCCTTAATATGGGTGGGAGCGTTGTTCCTACTTCTTATTGTATTCGGATTGATTAAACGATTTACCTTTAAAAGAAGATGAACTTTAAGCAAGTGATACGTATCGCGTGCCTGGGTAGAATAAGTAAAGGTGCTATTTCGTTGCTTTTGCATAAATTCGGAGACCTTTTTAATGGGTTTGAATACGAAATCAACAAATGGGTGGCGAGAAAGAGGTATGAAATGTCCATTACCCCGCAAGTATGCTATATCGAGAAAGCTCTTAACGACTATTACGGACTATCAGGCAATAAACGCATATACATAGTTGACCCTCACTCACAGATGGGGTCGTTCTTTTTTCGGGCGACCGATAAAAAAGACTTTCACTTTGCTATCGGTACATTCTTTGTCGACGATAATAGGTACAGTAGTTATGATACGGACTTCATAGTGGTAATTCCCGTTATACAGGGAGCGCCTGTTGTGCAAAAGAGCAACGCTATGTCTGCATTGGTAGAAAAGTATAAGATGGTTGGTAAGCAATTTTTGGTAAAATACTCAAATGAGATATAACGCAATGGGACAAAAGAAGCAAACTAAACTTAGAGAAGTAGCCAAAACGCTATTTATGCAAGGCTTGCCGCAAACAGAGATAGCCGACAAACTCGGCGTATCGAAGGTATCGGTCAGCCGTTGGTCTAAAGAGGAGAATTGGGATATCATCCGGAAGAACCTTGTAAACTCAAAATCGGAACGCCTGAGCGAGCTTTACGATGAGCTTGCCGCCATCGGTGCAGCCATAAAGAGCCGACCCGAGGGCGAACGCTTCCCAACATCGAAAGAGGCGGACATACGCCGCAAGATAATAAAAGATATTTCGGAACTCGAAAGCAAGTACAACATAGCCGAAGCGTCGATAATAGCCCGCGACTTCACTATGTTCTGCCGCGACATAACGCAGGACGAAGACCCCGACCTTACGTTTGCCAAGCGTGTAAATGATATGCTTGAGCTGTTTATTGATCATTTAATCGAAAAACAAAAATGGCATCACATAAAATAGGTAAAGCATCCGATGTAGACATAGTAAAAGAGTATAAGGCGTTCGTTGAGAGCTTTCGACGTGTAACTGTTGCCAACGTCAACGAGACCTCTATCGAGAAGGCAAAGCGTATAAAGCGGCTCGAGGCATCGCCTGAGGAGTGGTTTCGATACTACTTTCCGAACTACTGTACATCCGAGCCTGCACCCTTTCATAAAGCGGCAACAAAGCGTATTATCGCCAACGCTGAATGGTTCGAGGTGCGTGCCTGGTCTCGTGAGCTTGCCAAGTCTGCCCGCTCGATGATGGAGGTGATATACCTTGCTATGACAGGCAAGATTAAACTTGTCATACTCGCCTCGGCAAATCTTGATAGTGCTATAAAGCTGATAATGCCATTCAAGGCTTGCTTCGAAAGCAACCAACGCCTGATAAACGACTACGGAGAGCAGCAGACCTTTGGACAGTGGGACACAAAAGCGTTCAAAATCAAAAAGGGCTGTGCCTTCTATATCTTCGGAGCTGGGCAGTCGCCGCGTGGCGTGCGTAACGAAAATATCCGTCCGGACTTTATCCTGATAGACGATATCGACACCGACGAGGAGGTTCGTAATGAAGAAATTCAAAAGAACAAATACAAGTGGATAATGGAGGCACTCTACGCCACACGCTCCATCTCCAAGCCTCTCCGTGTGCTTGTCAACGGCAATATCATCGGCGAACACAGCACTGTTAAGATGCTCGAGGAAAACGCCGACTACTTCGAGGTAGTAAATATCCGCGACGACAAAGGCAAATCGACCTGGCCTCAGAAGAACAGCGAGGAATATATCGACCGCGTATTATCCAAAATAAGCTATGAATCGGCACAAAAGGAATACTTCAACAACCCGATGGACGGCGGCGACACTTTCCGCAGTTTAAAGGACGGCAAGATACCCGACCTCCGCTCCTGTGCGGTCGTCATCTACGCCGACCCCTCTACGAGTAACAAGGATAAGACGAGCGGCTCCGATAAGGCTATCGGCGTTATACTTAAGAAAGGTATGGACTACTACATTGCACGCTGTGCCTGCGACACGATGAGCAACGCAAAGTTTATAGACTATCTTTTTGAGTTCTACTCCTGGGCAAGGGCAAACGGAGCCGATAATGTAAGGGTGTTTGTCGAAAACAATACTCTACAAGACCCATTCTACGAACAGGTGTTGCTGCCTCTTATATACTCGCAGGCAGTAGCAACCGGTGTATTCTTGCCCATCACCCCCGATACCCGCCAAAAGCCCGAGAAGTGGAGCCGTATAGAAGGTACGCTCGAACCAATAAACAGGCTTGGGCACTTGATATTTAATATCGACGAAGCCGACGACCCGCACATGAAGCGACTTAAGGCACAGTTTCGTAATGCAAGCCGCAAGCAAAAGAAGCTCGACGGACCGGATATGGTCGAAGGCGGAGTCATCGTGCTCCGCGAGATGGAGATAACCGATTCTGCCGACTCATACGAAGTAATACAAACAAAAAGAAACAAACGAGCATTCTAAGATGAAAATATTCCCCGAAAACAACCAATCTTTTCTCGACATAGCCCTCATATACACAGGCGACGCAGGCATGGCTTACGAGATAGCCGTGGAGAATAATATGGACATTGACACCCCTTTGAGTGCGGGAATGGAGCTTACTTGGACGGGTGAGGTAGTCGACCGCAGGATTGTAGACAACTACCGTGTCTACAATCGTAAGCCGGCTACATTCCGTATACTCACCTCATAAATAGAGACACCTATGGCAATAATGACACCGGAACAGTTCGCAAAGAGGATAAAACAGAATGCGGCAGAGATACGTATGTTGACCGACCGTATACTACCTATCAAGGTGGGAGCAATAGCAAAAAAGCATTTTAGGGAGAACTTCGAGAAGGGGGGCTTTGTAGACAATGGACTGCACGAGTGGAAGCCGGCTAAACGGCTTTCGTCGAAATACGGAGACAAAAAGAACAAAACACTGATGTCGTCGAGAAAACACCTATATAGTAATACGCTCGACATTCCTCGCAGGGGCGGAGTAAAGATAGAGAATAGAACGCCTTACGCTGCCGCCCACAACGAGGGTACTACCACAGCCGGCAAGAACCGCAACGTAACAATACCGCGGAGACAGTTTATAGGTGATAGTGCGGAACTGACCGAAAAGATAAAAAAGGCGATAAAAAAAGAGATGGATAAAATATTAAAATAAATGGCAGACTACAGCGACATAAGGAAAGGACTTGCGGAGCTTGCGTCGTCGAAAGCCGTTACCATATTGGGCACGGCTACCGACATAGACGAAAAGGAGCGAACATGCACCGTTATGGATGACGATGTGTCGTATTATGATGTGCGGCTGCAGTGCATCACGGGAGGAGATAAGGGCGTTGTTGTTATTCCTGCCGACGGTTCGCAGGTGTTAATGATAGCTATTGAGGGCTCTGACGAGTATGCTATTATTATGTGCGAAAAGGCGGATAAGGTACTGATAGACACCAATACCGAAATCGTCATCAACGGAGGTAAAAATGGCGGACTGATAAATATAAAGGAGTTGACAAACAAGATAAACGCTCTGGTGGATGCTTTCAACAACCACATCCATCAGGTAAGTACGGCAGGCTCCGCTACCGCTCAAACCGGCACGGCAGCAGCTATTGCAACCAAAGCCGCCAAACTCAATAAATCGGATTATGAAGACGAAAAAGTAAAACATTGATATGAATATAGTTCAATACGGTATCTCTTTCAAAGACTATGCAAGCAGTCAACTTGGCAAGTTTACAGGTAAGCTACAGACATCGATGAGCGTCGCACGGCAATTTTCGGACAAAGTGGTAACCCTGAATCGTGTCCATAGCCAGAGCTTCAACGCCCTGCAACAAAGAATATCCGAGTGCGAAAACAGAATAAGAAACTCCACTATTAAAGCCGAAATCCGTTCCGCCAAGCGTGAGCTGGCAAGTCTGCAGAAGCAAGCTGCCAAGCATTCGGGCAATATAGAGGGTAAGGCAGGGGGCGGACTGTCAGTCGCAGGGCTTATGAAAGGAGGTCTTGCGGTCGGAGCCTTTATCAAGGCAGGACAAATGGCGGGAGACTTCTTTGGCGATGCAATGAGCAAAAGTTTAGAGCGGCAAAAGATACAAACATCATTCAATATCCTCGCAGGCGATGAAACCAGAGGCAAGGCACTGACCGACCAACTCGTAAAGTTGCAAAAGGAGACCATTCTCGGCCCGGAAGTGTTCGAGAACGCTCAGACGATGATGGGCTTCGGGTTCGATAGTAGCGAGGTTTTGGAAAACATGAAGATGTTAGGCGATGTCTCTATGGGCAATAAGGAGAAATTTGCCTCGCTGACATTGGCTTTCTCGCAGATAAGAGCGGCAGGCAGGCTCACAGGTCAAGATCTATTGCAACTCGTTAATGCCGGCTTTAACCCGTTGGAACAAATGAGCCACACGACAGGTAAGAGTATAGGGCAGCTCAAGGACGAGATGGCTAAAGGTAATATATCGTTCGCAATGGTGCAACAGGCATTCCGCGACGCAACAAGTGAAGGCGGTAAGTTTAACAATATGCTGGCCACGATAGCCGATACGCCGGCGGGTAAGATGCAACAGATGTCCGGAGCATGGGAGGAGTTCAAGGTCAAGGCGGGAGCGGCAATGATGCCTCTCGTAACGCAGTTGATGGACTTTGCGGGGAGAATTTTTCCTATGCTCGACAGCTTTATCGTGCCACTTACCAATGCTTTTAACACAATAGGTGGTATAATCAAAGAATTAACGTCGGACTCATCCGAGTGGTCGGGATATATGGACACGGTCAAGGTGATTGCGGATAATACGTGGAGCATCGTAAAGCGTGTCTGGGAGGCGGTGTCGCATATCGTCTCCCGACTTGTTGAGTTCATTAAGAACTCAGTACTAATGCGGGACTTGTTCTCTGCCATCGGCGGTATCATGAAGGGTATCGGCGACCTGATAAAGTGGATGATAGACGGATTGGTATGGCTGTTCGACACGGTGGTAATGCCTATTATAAACGCCGTCGAAAAGATATATCGATTTATAAAGGGAGAAAAGGCTATCCAGCAAAGCCAACAACGTACAGGCTCGGGTGCTCCGCCGGCACAACAAGTACAAGAACAAAAGGAAGCAAAAGAGGTGATGGGGCAGATTGCTAAAAACACTGCCGATACCAGAGCTGCTATCTCCTCCACCGAAGGGGCTATAAAAAACGGCGGACAAAAGGTCATCACGTACAATATAGGGAAGTTTTTCGACAATATAAACATATCCGCACAAACGGCAACGGAGGGGGTACAAGACATCGAGCGTGTTGTCCTCGAAGTATTCGGGCGTGTGCTAAATAACGGAGCATTAATATGATATTTCAACTACCGGAAAAAATCAGAAACGCCTACTTCGGCGGAGCATATAGTATCGAGCCGAAGGAGATAAAAGAGAGAGTAACACGTTATGGTATCGAGTATGTCTCACAGCTTTTGGGGCGAGAGATATACCTTCCCGTAACCCTCGAATGCAACAACGAGCAACTGCGCCTGGAGGCGTGCACTATAAGCCTGAGTGGAACGAAAACAATCGTCAAGACAAAGCTAAGCGAGCGGGTAGGCTCGGTAAAAGAGCAGTTCAACATCGATGAATATAAGTTCAATATCAAAGGTGTATTTATCAATCGTGACGATAGCTTCCCTGAAAATGAGATAAGTATGTTGCAGCGGTTCTACGAGTCCACCAAGCCGGTAACGATGACCAACGCTCTGGTCGACCTAATAATACCCTCTCCCACACGCATCTGTATAGAGACGCTTCAGCTGATGGGCGAGGTAGTGTCTAAATCATACCGACATGTTCCTTACGAATTTGTTGCAACGAGCGATACAATAGATACTTTGGTGGTGGTATAATAAAAAAGCCCCCGCCATTTAAACGGGACTCTCACCTCCCGTATAACATTTAAAGTGTCGACGCACTACTGACAGAGGCAGAAACCTCAAGTCAGGTGCGTCGACACCTGTTTTTATGTAAAAATGTGAGAGAGATGACAAAGGTAATAATTTATTCAATAAAAAAATGACAAAATTCAATTACAAAGAGCAACACGCTGTGATAGTGCGGTGTGGTAGCGAAGAGGAGCAGAGGGAGATTTTCGAGCGGCTGAAATCTCAAGGTTTAACCGATTTAAAAATAGTGAGCGTATGAAGTTAGAAATCAGACACGAGTGCACGAACTTCGATAGCTTCCGTGCAAACAAGGTAAAATCATTGTTTAACCCCGAGCATGGGCATATTTGGCAACACGTCGCTGACCTCCCGATAGAAGATTTCGAATGGAAAATTGGTCTTATAGTAGGTCCAAGTGGCAGCGGTAAAACAAGTATTGGCAGCCGTATCTTCGGTGGTGGCATTCACGACCTTTACGACGGCTGGTCAGACGACAAGCCTATCGTGGATTGTATCGCTCCCGATAAGTTTCTCAACGAGGTAACGGCAGCTCTTTCTGCTGTTGGACTCGGCGATGTGCCGTCGTGGTTGCGACCGTTCAAGGTGTTGAGTAATGGAGAGAAATTCCGTGCCGGTTTGGCTCGTTTGGTAGTGGAACGACCACAGAGGGCTGTTG